ACCAATTCGCGGGTAGTGGACCCAACGCTATGGTTCAGAGAATAAATGAACTTACTCAATCAGAAAAAGGAGCTAGAGCTGTATTAACACTTTTAGCTGACATGACTGGTGATGGTATCGTTGGTGACAATACTCTTGAAGGTAATGAAGAAGCATTAAGAGCATTCGACATCGTTGTACAACTAGATCAATTAAGATTTGCGAACAGACTATCTGGTCGTTTAGCGGATCAAAAATCTGTTGTCAACTTCCGTGAGCACTCAAGAGATGCACTTGCATACGCAATGGCAGATAGAATGGACCAAATTGCATTCTTAACCTTGGCTGGTATTGACTATAACAGAAAGAACAACAACATCGGTGGTTCTGCTGCGACTAGACCAGTATTAGGTTCAGGTGCTAACTTGTCTGATCTTGCCTTTAATGGTGATGTAACTGCTCCTACTTCTAACAGACACAGAAGAGTAGACGCAACTAGTGGTTTAGTTGCTGGTGACACTTCTGCTTTAGCTGCTGCTGACAAAATGACTTACAGCACTATTGTTGAGTTAAAAGCTTTTGCTAAAGACCAATACATTAGAGGTATGAGAGGAAATGGTAATGAAGAGATGTATCATCTTTTTGTTACTCCACAAGTAATGGCTGATCTGAAACTAGATTCTGACTTCTTAGCTAACGTAAGAAGCGCTGGTATCAGAGGACCAAACAACGAACTATTTGCTGGATCTTCTAGCTTAATGGTTGACGGCGTTATGGTTCACGAATTCAGACACGTACCAAACACATCTCAAGGTACTTCAGGTACTCAAAAAGGTGGATCTGGTAGTGATGTTGACTTCGCTGCTAACCTATTCTGTGGAGCTCAAGCTCTTGCTATGGCAGATATCGGTTTGCCTGAAATAGTTGAAGATACTTTCGACTATGGAAACCAAAACGGTATTTCTATCGGTAAGATCATGGGTCTTAAAAAACCTGTCTACAACTCTGACATTTCTGGTCAGAATGAAGACTTTGGTGTAATCAGAGTAGATTGCGCATTTTAATTAAGATTGGGGTGGTCTTCGGACCACCTCTTTCTACTAAACAGGAGTTTTAAATGGAAAGAAAAACTATGAAAGTTATCTCAGAAACAGATTTATATGTATCACTAAAAACTGGTGATGCTGTTCGTTTATACGCAGGAGAAGCAAGAGAATTTCCAGAGTATATTGGATATGCTTGTATACAAGCTGGGGCTAAAGAAGTAAGAGAAGAGCCCAAAAAAGCTAAAACAATGGAAGCTGTTATAGAAGAAACTACAGTAGTAGCAAAAACAAAACCTAAAACAAAGAAAAAATAGATGGCCGGTACCCTAACAGCTGCGAATATATTAGCTAGAGTAAATAATATACTCCAGAATACTGGCAGTATACGTTGGTCAAGCTCAGAACAACTCGAATATCTAAGTGATGGTCAAAGAGAAATTGCTATGATTAGACCTTCAGCAACTGCAACCCATGCAAATATACAATTAGTGGCTGGTACAGAACAATCTATACCAGCTGATGGTCTACGTTTATTTAGTGTAAATAGGAATATGTCTGGCACTGCTGCAAATGCTACTGGCGCTAGAGCCATTTCAAAAGTAAATTTAGATGTAATAAATAGTGAAGAGCCAAGTTGGCATGACTCTACTGTTACAGGTAGGGCAGCGCACGGCACTGTAGTTAAACACTATATGTTTGATGACAGAGATCCGCGTAAATTTTTTGTATATCCCGGAGTTTCTGGTAATGCGTATGCAGAAGTAGTGTATTCTAAAAACCCTACTGCTCTTACATCAACGTCAGATACAATACAAGTAGATGACATGTTTGTTAATGCTTTAATAAACTTTGTACTTTATAGGTCGTATTTAAAAGAAGGGGAGTTTGCTGCTAATTTTCAACGTGCAGGTTCTCACTATCAATTGTTTACTCAAGCTTTAGGTCTTACTGCTCAAGCAGATGCCGGAGACTTACCAAAACAGGAGGCGACCGTTGGCTAGTTTTGAATCGTTAGTAAAAGAAGTTGCTCCTTATGTTCCGGGATGCTCTGAGTCTTTAATAGAAACTAATTTACGTTCTGCGACTATAGAGCTTTGTGAAAAAAGTAAAGCTTATACTTATGACCTAGACCCGATAACTACCATATCGGGAGTTTATGAGTATGAGTTTGACCAACCAAGCGGTACAGACGTTCATCAAATATTATGGGCTACTTATGATGGTAATGATTTAGATCCAATAAGCCCAAGAAGTTTAGAGTTAAATTACCCTGACTGGCGAGATAAGTCAGGTATACCAACAGTATATCTACAAAAAACAGCAGATACTTTTTGGTTAGTGCCTGTGCCGAATGCAAAAACAGTCAATGGATTACTGGTAAATGTAGCTCTAAAACCAACTAGATCTACCAACAGTATAGATACAGAATTTAGTAATACTTATAGAGATGGCATCATTTATGGTGCTATTTATAGGTTACTGAGAATCCCGGGCAAAGAGTGGACTGATCCCGCAGCTGCTGGCGACTACTTTAATTTATTTCAGGGTCAAATTTCTGACGCGGAATTAAGAGGTAGGGGCGGCAACATCGGTGTGAAGCGAACTGTTAAATATAAAAGCGCAGGATTGTCCCCAAGGAAAAGGTATGGACGTTATGGAAAGGAACTCGACTATTAGATGGATCAATTTATAGAACCCAAACTAACTGATGTTCGGTTATGTTGGGAGGAAATAAGAGGCCCGATATGTTCGATATTAAATGGAATCCCTCATTGTGAGGTCATACCAGAGGACATTTATAGCGAATGTGTAAATGGAAGAGCACAATTATATATGTCTTCTATCGGCTTCATGGTCTTAACAATAGAAGTAGACCCTTTTTCAAAAACAAGGAGTTTGTTAATTTGGATTGCGTACGTGCATGAAACTGGTAAACACAATTGGGTTTCGCATGTACAATGGTTAAACCAGTTAGCGAAAGCTTCGGATTGTGTTTATATAAAAGCAAAATCCGTAGTTCCTGAAATGGAACAATATGCTTTAGATAACGGGTGGGAAATAACAGAAAGAGTATATAGTATAGAGGTATAAACATGGGTGGTAGTTCTAAACCAAAACCGGAAGATTACGCTCCAACCGAGATGGAGAAGTTTAATGCAGCGATAGCTGTAGATGCTAGTAATTACTTCAAAAAATTGGAACCTTTAATTGTAAAAGATATCCAATCCGCTAGTGATTTAAAACTTACTCAAATGGGTAAAGGTAGAGCACAGGCTGATTTTGCACAAGCACTAACTAAAAATTTAGATATGAAGCTAGAATCAGACTTTGCGACTACCGCGAATAGAATGTTGGCAGGAGTATATAATCAGACCGAAGCTAACCTCGCTGGAGTAAAAGCAAAAAATGCAGATATTGAGAATGCTTTAAATATAGGATTAGGTTTAGAGTCTACTGCTGCTAGTGCTGTGGGGCAAGTAGCTACAGGACAGACAGGCCTAGCAATTAAAAAAACTGATAATTATTTTGCAGATAAAAGAGCTAAAGATCGGTTAGTAGGACAAGCAATAAAATCTGCTGCTACGTTTGGTATGGGAAATGTTGCTAGTCACATGGCTGCAAATAAGATTGATCCAAGCTATCAAGGTATGAACCCTTTTACAAGGGCTAGATTTGAAGTAGGCAATGATGGACAAATGAGTGCATATGAAACGGCTTTTGGACCGTTTGGGAGAAGAGCATAGATGTTAGTTGGAGCAGGCTGGGCTTGGACTGAAATAGGTAAAACTTTAAATTCTTTAGGGTTTGGCTCTGGTGGGTTTGAATTTGATTTTAGTAACCTTAATTTTGGTATGGTAGATACTAAAGTAGAACAAGCAAAAAAAGAATTAGAAGACTCAATAGCAGCTGTTCAGGGAGCAGACCCTATGGCTGAGGTACAGGGTAGTACCACTCTGGGTGTGGCAAACACGGGTTCAGCTAGAAACCCTGATGGTACTCCTGCTAATCCCGGAGTAAACACTCCTTCAGCTCCGCCACCTGTTGCAGAAGTTCCAATAGAAACAGCAGAGGGAGTTGGTCCACAAGAAATTACAGAAATTGGAGACGTCGAATATGGCGGCCCACAACCTGCGGGACCACTTGCTGAAGTAAAGGACCCTGATAAAGCTTTTGCAGATGTGGCTAAAGATAGATATGACTTTATAAGAACAACTATTAGACCATTTCAAGAAGGTTTAGTTGACCAATTAGAAGACGACTCTTTAATTAGACAAGCTCCTGCTGATGCTTTAACTCAAACAAGACTTGCTGAAAATATCTCAACAAGAAATTTAAGCAGGTATGGTGTAAGAGAAACTGCTGCAGCTAGAAGGCAAAGAGGTATGGGTCAACAGTTTGTAAGAACTGTTGCAGTTACTGACGCTATTAATAACGCTAGAATTGGGCAACTAGATAAAAACCAAGCTTTACTTAACACTTTAGTTAATGCGGCTAGCGCTATTAACAGAACTGCTATGGGTCAATTAGGTACTGCGGCTGGTTTACAACAACAAAGAGAGGCAGCATATAGCAATGCTAGATCGGCTGCTAGACAAAACAAGTATGGAATTATCGGAAGCCTTATAGGAAGTATTTAAAATGGCAAATCTTTTTGACACATTCGAAAGAAACTATAACCAAACTACGTATGCCGCTGCGCAAACTCAAAAATTGTCTGAACAAATGTACGACAATGTTATTGAGCATGTGAATGGCAAGATAGACACGGAGTATGAAAAGTTTTATCAAGAGAATCCCGACGCAGAAAAAACTTTTGCATTGGATATGACAACTATACTAGGTACAAACGAGTTAGATTTAGATAAGCTGAATTCTCCAAAAGCCTTAGCGTATATGAACTCCACTTTGTTTACTCAATACATAACAGGTAAAAATGTATTTCTTACGGGGTTTGAACAAGATGCAGATGACCCAAGTAGGGTTAAACCTATGTTTGCTGAGTATGAACAAGGTAGCAACGCCCGTTCTGGCACCCCACCTAAACTACGTATAAGTAGACCAATGGACCCCACTAAAGAAGATGGTGAGGTTAGTTTTGGTTTTGATGAGATAAACAGATTGCATCGTGACTATGTCTACAATGTAAAAAGATCTTTCGACCCTATGAATGTTGCAAGCACTTTCAACTACATGACTAGTGTAGGTAATAAAGATGGCACTGTAGAAAATGTTGCAGTTTCAAAAGATGTTAAAGATCAGGAGCTTGGACCAGAAGGAACAGGTTATGGGTCAGATGGTGATAGCTCTAAAAGAGGTTGGAGTGGAGAACCTGAATGGAGAAAACAAGCCGCAGAGTTTCTTTTTAACACTTTTAATAAAGCTCCTACGATACCCGATGAGATAAAAACTATAGATAATCTTTTAGAAGTAGATGATGAAGAATTACTTACTCTTGAATCTAAATATCCTGCGTTACAAAGATTTGGACTTATAAGCACCAAAAACAATGCAGCTAAAACAAAAACTCGATTAGCTGAGCTCAAAGAGGAAGAAAAAACTTTAAGTGGACCTGATTTAGACAAAAACAAAAACCAACAAAAATTACTTGAAGCTAGATTAACAAGGCTGCAGGGTAAGTTTAATACTGAATTTGCTCAAGATGCAGGACAACCAGAAGAGAAAAGTGCGTTATCTAGAGCTCTTAGTGGTGGTCTTTCTTCCGCTGTAGATGCAGCAAATGCAGAACTAGCGACCACAAAACGAAGAATAGACCAACAAATAAAACAAGACCCATTTATACAAGGTAAAGACAGAGATATTAAAAACCTAGAAGACCGAATTCCATCTCTTACAGGGGACGCTAGAGAACAAGCCGAAGAAAATTTAATAACTTTACAAGCAGAAAGAAATGCGCGAGAAAATGTATTAAGAGAAAAAGAAGGTCTAGCTGAAAAGCTTACTATGCCAGAAATACAGGGCCTTCTAGATAATGCTATAGATTTAGATAACTACAGTGGTAAACCATATAAAGAAATTTTAAGATATATAAAAGAAGACAAAAACATACCTGTAAGTTTGGCGAATAGAACTGCAATACGAACTTTAGTAGAAGGTATCACTAACCGTAAAAAGGGCAGTATAGATTTTTCTGAAAATGTAGATAAGAATGCAAACAATTCCCCCGCGATTAGAAACGGTACTCCAACTTCTGGAGGAGGAGAACACAGTGTAAGAAGTCCGGCAGCTAAATTTGCCTATAGAAATGCTACTACAAATAAAGCAGCTGTGGTTATGATGAATATGATTAAGTCGCCAAACGTTTCTATGAATGGTACACAACTTGGAACTATGTTAGATACTGTAAGATTTACTGGTACTTTATCAGCGCCACTACTTAAAGCTCAAATAGACGCTAAATTTACTGATAAACAAAATAAATATATCTCAGATACAACAAAATACCTCCAAGGATTTATTGATGAGAAAATTACGCCTCTTTCTGATTTAGCACAAGAGGCATTGGGTGCTGATCCAAGTGACGAGTCTTATAAAAAGTATATGAACGCATTGTTTAAATTACCTCTTCAAATTTTTAATGACCTTACAGTTTCAGATGTTTTAAGTAATAAAAAGAACCCGTTAAATCCTGAACTTTCTAGGGTAATACAAAGAAACCAATGGGCTGCATTAGCGCCGATATTAACAGTAGCTGGAAAGCAAGTTAGTAATGCGGAAGAGTGGTTTTATAATTTAATTGGTAGGACTCAAGATGTTAGCAAGGCTTTTGATGCAACGCGAGTTAATCAATACAGTCTAAAATCAATTTACAATGGTAGAGCTTTAACCAGCGACGAATTTGCAAATAGGTTTGTAGCAGGCACACAGAGGACCAAACAAGACATAAGTGCTTTAGACGGATTTCAATTGTACGGTCCAGATGGAGAACCCGTGGGTAATTTAATAAGTAGAGATGATATACAAAAAGCTCTTGAAGTAGGAGGTGCGACTGATACTACCGGTATTCTTAGAATACTTGAAACCTATGGTAATTTAGCAACTATTCAAGAGGAAATCACAGCGGAGTTTAATAGACTGGGTTCTGTTGGTTATGAATTTCCAGTAAGTTCATTACCTCCTACAGATGCCCTAGGCAGGAACTAAGTGAGGCATGGCAGCAGACGATATCTACACCACACTTCTAGGTGAATCCGAACCTACTCCTAACGACAGCGAAACTCCTGTAGCAGATGCGATAGGCCAAGACATAAGACAAGCGGCAAGAGATACTCAAATTGCTAGTGAATATATAGACTTATTAGGTGAAACAGATTATGGGCCTCCTAATGTAGTTTTTGGTACTGGAGATTACTTCGAAAAAGGACTAGAAGCTGGAGTAGAACAAGTAGTAGGTTCTGTTTATGGTATGGGTGCCATAGGTAATTTAATTTTAGGAAATGAAGAAGCTGCCGAAACTAATTTAAATGAAATGGAAAGAAGGGACCAGAACCTTCAAGCTATTCTTGCTCCTTTAGACGATTTCCCAGACTTTTTAGAAAATCCTTCTTTTGAAGATGCTCTTAACCAAGCAGCGAGAGGAGTAGGTCAATTTGTAGCTCCAGCAGCTCTAACTATAGGAGGGGCGTTTGCTGGTGGTATCACAACGGGAATAGCCAATACAGCGTTTACTTCTGCAGGACGAGCCGCTTTAAGAGATACTCTATCCAGTGTTACACGTAAATTTGCTACTTTTGGAAGAGGTAGACAAGTTAAAGATTTACCAGCTATTCCCCCTGATCCAACTATCCCTCTACTAACTGGTCCGGGAAATATATACAAAGAGCTGTGGTATAAAAACCTACGTAATAAGGGAGTTGATAATCTAACTGCTGCAGAAAAAGTAACAATGAGTGGAGCCCATAATTTTTTACGAGACGTAAAAGCGGGTGCAGCTGCGGGTGCCTTTGCATCTTCTGAAGTAATGATAGCTCCTGAAGTTTTAAGAGAATATCAGGAGGCAGGTTTACCTTTAGGAGCGGATGAAGCTTTAGCAGCTCTGGTGGTTGGTGCTCCTGCAGCAGCTGTAGATGTATTAGGTGAAGCAGTATTCTTTGGGTCACTTTTTAAAGTTGCTCATGGTAAAACTCGTTTAGCTAGAACAAGAAGAAGAGCTGCGCTTGGTTACCCTTTAAGTGAGCAAGACAAAAAAGTACTTGCCCTATCGGCTCTTGCAGAAGCGAAAGGTTTAAAGAGTATAGGTGAGGTTGGAAAAAGGTATCTTAGGAAGTATGAGAACCCATCTCGATTAGCTTTGTTAGGAGATATTACAAGAGCTGCGTTAGCGAGTGCCGGGGTTGAAGGTGGTACAGAAGCGCTACAAGAAGAGATTATTATGTCTCAAGCTACTCTATTTAATACTGATTTCGATAATCAAGGTGTAGAAGCTAACTTACGTAGAGGCCAAGCTTTTTTTGACGGGTTTGTAGCTGGTGGAGCTCGTGGTGCAATTGGTGGAGTCAGTGCAGGTATTTTTAAACAAGCTAGAGATTTTTATAACCAAACCAAAGATGATGCTCTATTTGGTTTTGTACAACGTAAGACAGTAAGAGATGTAGAAAAGTTAGGTGGACTACCAGAAGTAAAAGAAGATATACAAGCTCAACTAGGTACTTTGGTAAACCCTAAACACAAAAGAACTTCTTTGTGGCTAAGCGAAGAAAATTTAAAAAGTTTAGAGTTAATAGACAAAGACCGTAAACTTATTGATATTTTAAATGAAGGCACTATAGACCTTACTAAAATACAAGATTTTTTAAGAGAGACCTATGCCAAGTTAGGTATTCCTGAAAGTAATGTTCCTGCTATAAGTGTTACTTTGGATAAAGATGGCTATGGGGTTTTGTTAAGTGTTGATCCGTCGGTAATAAAAAAATTCAATAAAGAAAGAATGGATGGTAGGTCTTTAAGAGATGTATTACAAGAAATATTAGATTTTACTGAAACTCCTACAAGTAGTAATGGTGATGAAGTAGTTGTGTCTTTGTTAGAGAACGATCGAGTAGTTTGGGAGCAAACCGTTCCAAATGAAGAAAGCGCCATTGAAGAGGTAGTTGAAAAAGCAGACTCTCAAGTACAGGGAGGAGTATTAAAACCCGAAGATCAACTGGAGTTAGACTTTGGTAATCCCGGAGAGGCTGTAAGTGTAGAGCCAATCACCAATGAAGAAATTGTAAACAAAGCTAAAACAGAAACTTCCGAACCTGAGGAAGATTTTAGTACTTTAACTGATGAAGAACTAGAAGAGACTATATTAGATAGTTTAGAAGAAGATAATGAAACACGTACTGATAAGTTATTAGCAGAACACGCTAAAAGGAAGGGAGAACCAAAAAGAGAAATAATTATTCAAACTGTAGAAGATGTAGCTGAGTATCGTTTAGATAATAACCCTGAAACAGACGACGATGATCCAATTGTTAAAAAAATGTCTGAAGAGTTGGGAGATACTCCAGAAGGCGTTAATGCCATATTAAATGACTACGTAACCGAAGCCGTAGAAGAAGGTATTGTAGATGTAGACGGGGGTAGGGGCTACGAAGTAGCGGGCACCGACCAAGCTATTGATGCAGAAATTATAGAAGATGCTACAAATATTACTCAAGTTGGCAATGAAACTCTTCTAGGTGGTAAGTATGCTGCGGCTTTTAAGAAAGCTAATTTAGAAAACATACCAGAAGAGGGACTAGCTGAGATAAGAAGACTGCAATCTGAAATTATGTCTTTAACAGTTGCTGCTGAATTAGCCTACAGTAGTGTTTTTAAAAGCAGCGATGCTACTAAAGAAATGGAACGTATAAACGGATTGTTAGCTGAAAAGAATGAAGCCTACCAAGACCTTTTAAGTAAGTTAGAAACATATGAACAAAACGAAGCTTCAAGGAGATTAAGGGATTTAATTACAAGAGTTATAAAAGAAAACCCAAATAAAAAGAACATTCCAACTGCTGCGTTTAATAAAGCCCTAAATGCGTTACCTCCTAAAGATGCTGCTTTAATAAGAATAAACCAAAAGACAAAAAAACGTTTAAAAGGACTATTAGCTGCAATAGCCAATGAAACATCTGAATTAGTAGCTATAAACAAAGAAAATAGGGAACAAGCTGAACTTGCAACTACACCAGAAAAACCTACTCAAACTCAAGTTGAACAATTGTTTTTAAATGAGTTAGGGGCGGGTCCTACAGAAACACAAGAATTGATAAAAGGAACTTCTGCAGATTATTTAAGACGTGTTAGAGAGTTATTAGATGAACAGGAGATTAGAATATCTTCTGGTGATAACCAAGTAATTTTAACTAGAGATATTTTAGACCAATTACGTTCTGCTGTACTAGCTGAAGAAAGAGAACTACAACCTATATTTTTAGATAAAGCAGACCAAGAAGTCAAAAACGCAATTGATAGGATAGATAGAAAAACTAAAGGACAGAGAACATTTACTGATGCTAGTTTAGAGGACATAAAAGACCAAAAAGAAAAACAAGCTTTGAAAGAAGCAAGACAACAAGCTATAGAAAAAGTATTAGCAAAAGCAGATTTATTTGGAGTTCCTTTACGTAGTTTTGGTATAAATGGTGGGCCCACAATTAGCTCACACTTAGCTGATTACATGGATGGTGCTGAGATTAGTTTAATAGACCCAGAGCTTATTCAAGCGAACGCTTCCATATTAAGAAATTTATTAGAAGCACAAAGAGCAGACCCATCTAGTATTTTTAAATTAAAAACTACAGATATTATTTTTGGAGAGAAATCTGATCAAACTATTTTTGACCCAAGTGCAAACCCACAGAAAATAAAAAGTGATTTGTTTAGGTCTGATGCTAATTTAGCCAATAAATTACAAAAGAAAGGTTATACCGTAAATATGGTTGGCGACATGATAGATGCCTTGTTTGGTATTGTGAAACTACAAGGTGGTAAAAATATGGTAGCACCTGTAATTGGACTACAAAACAGGTTTGGTAAAGCACAAACAAGAAGACTAATACAGTTTGTTGAAGATGTAGGAGATTTACTAGGCTTAAGAGTTGAAAAAAACTACCAAGTAATTATAAAAGAAACTACTCCAGAGTCTTTACCTGAGTTATACAACGATAGTTTTAGGGGTATGACACCTATAGAGGCAGTACAAAGTGCAGTAACTCAAGCCATGCAGACTGCTCAAAACAATAACAAAAATACTCCTCTTAATTTTAAGGATGCCGAAAAGTATTCTGGAGACGATGGGTCTATGCGTTTTATGTGGATAAAAAAGACCACAGACTCAGAAAACGTCCTTTCTTTTAATGAAGTATTAAAAGCGGGCGTAGCTATATTTGATAGTGGTTTAGATAGTTTAGAACGTGCCAACCTTAGTTACGGATATAAAGTAGCCATGGGATATGCCAAACTTTTATCAAATAAATTTTTAACAGAGTTCAAAGATAAAAATGGTAAACCAGCTGAAATAATATTTAGATACAGTTTTAAAGATGGAAAAACTTATAAAACACACGACATACCGTTGAAGACTATGATGCAAGACACTGTTATCCCTGCAGGACTTGTAAAAAAATCTGCAAAACTACCTTTCTTTAATTCTTCTGTAATAAACAAAATGGAAAACGGAGTATACATAAATGATTTAGATGCGATTATAAAAGGTTTAAAAACAAAAGATGGTTTTGAAGACCCTATAAGTGTTAAATCAAAATTAGAAACTAAACCTGATTTATTTAGCTTACCTATTTATTACAATCGTACAACAGGTAAATTCCAATCGGCTAGAGAACTAGCAGAAAGTATAACTGAAACTCCTTTCTATAAAGAGAATAAATTAACAAAGCCTTCTTTGGTTTCTGCTATTTTGACTTTAGAACAACAAATTTTAAATCCAACTTTTGAAACTGCTAAAGACAAGATTAGAGGGATAGAAGAGAGTTTTACATCTTTAGAAGAATTAAAACAAGAAGTCATTGATAGACATAGGGCTAACTACAGGCTACATGGATATGATGAAGATTTTCTTTCTTCAATAGCTCCTTTAGGCGAGTTAGAGTTAGATAGGTTACAACTGACTGAAATAACTTCTGGTCTACAAGACGGTGTAGATTATTGGGGGTATAAATTAGGTTCTAAGTTAGGTTATAAAGTCTTAGGGCTTGCTGCTTCTGAACAAGTAGGTTTTGGCGATGAGGCGAGAGTAATACCAAAAACAGAGTTTGGGAAACAGATACTATTATTAGAAGACGAAGCTAAGACTAACCCTGCACAATTTAAAGATTTAGCTGAGGCAGAAGTAGAACTACAAAATTTAATTTTTGGGGAAACTGAAAGGAGAGGCGTTACTGCGGGCTTCCTTGATGAACCCTTAAGTTACGCAAGAAGAACTGAGTTAGTTGTTAGGTACTCTGACGGAGTAGTTATATTTTCTCAAACAGAACCCGGTACTAATAAAGTCAATACTCCGGGAAGTGCTTTAACTATACGTTTAGCAGAACAGTTTGATAAACCAGTTTTGATAAACCCAAAGAGTAAAGAAGAAATATTAAGTTTCTTAATGCGCCACAATATAAAAAGGTTGAATATTGCAGGAGCGGGGGCAAGTGAGCCGTCTTACTTTGCAAACAACCCAGACTATAGAAGTATCATAGAAGGTGCTTTAGAAGACGTAAAAGATTTAACTAGCGGAGATGCTAAATCTGAATTAAGAAAACAAGCATTAGCAAACCCTGAGATTTACCGTTTCCCTACTTTAGAAGAACAATATGCACACTTACAAGCGATCGCCCAAGAAAACAATATATTAACTGAAAACGACTATGCAAAATTAGCTGATGATTCAGATGATATATCTAGAGCTGAGTTTAGTGAGGCTATAAATGATCCAGATGGGTATTCTTCTACTTTTAAAGATGACCAGTATGAAGCTCCATACTTTACTAAAAAAGCAGCTGCTCCATATAGGCAACTCTCTCAAAATATTAATGGTGCAGTTTCAGGTAAGGTAAGAGATACTGAAACTCCGGGAGTTTATATAGCTGATGATGTTAGTGACACTTTTAACATAGCATCTTTGACAGGAGAAACTAGAGAAACTATAAATAAATTACTTGTTTTAAGAAGTCGAGATAAAGATCCAAAAGATACCCTTAGCGCAGATGAAAGAGCAGCACTTCGTGAGTTAGAAAAAAATGCTGATAACCTTTTTAAAGGACCAGATTTAAATTCAGTTTATCAAACCAGAAGAAATATAGCTCAAGACCTAAACCTTGATTTAGGTAAAACTACTTATACCAACACATTTAAAGAAATATCTGAGTTAGCTGCCAACATTTTAAAATTAGATAAAAAAAGAAAGATATTTGTTATGTATGAAAACAACCCTATTGTTTTTGAAGATAATCAAATAAATAAAGTAATACATAGAATGATACATGGTAAAAAAGATACTTTAAAAAGTTTTGTTGAAGACATCGGTAATCCAGAACGTATTGTTACAAGTTACAAAGGCATAGACTTAGTTATATTAAAAAACCCAGAAATTTATAAAGCTACTTTAGACCAAGAAATTGTCAAAAGAGGATTAACTAGTGAGATTACTCTGCAAGAAGTAGAAGGGGTAATTTTATCTTCTTACTTCCATTCTTTTGGACACATATTCTTTGATGAGTATATGAAAGGTAAGTTAGATATAAACAGTGGTGTAGGTAAACTTCTTTTAGAAGAGTTTGAAAAAGCAAAAGCTAACCCGAAAGCTCCCGCTCAGTACAAACAAAAAGGTGGTTTTGAAGAGTTCGTATCTGACCAAGCGGGAAGGGGAGCTTTAGATAAGATGGCTAGATTTGATAGAAGAAACAAAGCTATAAAAGAAGCAGACAAAACTATGCACCCTAGAACTAAAGCTTTTACAACAAACCTACAGAAAACTTTACGTAAGTATTACAACACTACTAAAGTAAAATTTGCTCAAGATATTCTAGGTAGAGCTGCAGGAGATCCGGGAGATGCAATAATTCTTTTCTTGAATGAAACTTCTAAAACAAAAAACCCTGAAAACTACAGGGGGGGTCTAGCTGAGATAGCTAAACGAAGATTAGACTTTAAAAAAGATGTTAAGAAAATGTCATCTGATGTTTTTGAAAAAGCGTATAAAGACATAGAGCAACAAGATGTAAAAAAATTAATTGAAGATTCAGCAGACTTTCTTAAAAAACTTGTTTTTTCTAGTATTGATTATTTAAACACACAAAATGTTAACCCTGCGTTTACTAGAATGTTATATAGACAAACACAACAAAAAGGGGATCTAGGTTTTGTACAAGAAAAAGATGATCTATTTAATCAAATAATAAATGAATTAATCGAACCTTTAGCAAAAGCAAAAGGGCTTACGATTGGAGGATTCTTCGATGATAATGAAATAGGAGAAGCAGCTAGAGCTGAAATAAATGAAAGTTTAAAACGTTTTAGTAATCATATAGTTTCTTTTGGAGACAAAGAATTTTTAAAACAATTAAGAGATCCTAATTATGTTGGCCCAGATAATAGAAGAATACCAGAAGAAAGTTTATTAATTTACGATGTAATTAATAGAAGGTTAGGAAAACTTATATCCCAAGCTGACATAGCAAAAATGCCTAACTTTGATTTATCTAGGAATTTAGATATTGAAAAACTTTCTTTTGATGAGTCTGTTAGGAACAAAGTAATACTGCTAATCGTACACCACAACAAAGATAAAAAAATTAGTAGGGCTAGAGCAGAACGTGAAGTAGACGATATTATTGCACAAGGAGAGTCAGACCTATATGTCAATAAAGACGCAGAAGAGTTACACGAAATGGTGGCTTCTGTAGCAGTAGGGGCGAGTCCAGAAAGGTCTAAGTTATTTAGAAAAATACCTACCGCAGACTTAGAACGTGCAGGAGCCCTAAGAGATAGGCTAACTAGTCAAATACATTCAATCAGAAGTTTAACTTCTAAAATTGTGTACAACAGAAAAGTAGTTAATGTAATTAGCGATGATGAAATACTAAGAGCACGAGAACTAATGCAACAGAAACAATTCACTACTCCTAGTGGTGTGGTAGAAGATATGTCTTTCCTTGCGTATTTTGGTGCTTTAGATACTAGAGCTGAACAAAAAGCTAAGGTTAAGAAAAGTGGTGGTGAGTTAAGTTTTAATGAAAATATATACAACGTGAGAGGTTGGAAAGCTGCGGTTAGTTTTATTTGGTTAGACCCTAAAGTAAAAGACCCAATTATAGCTACGCAAGCTGCCGAAGCTATATTAGGTAGAGCGGGTATGGCTATTAACAAACTACCTAACTTTAGAAATCTACAATCAGGTTTAGCTTTGTTAAACCAAGTCACGTTTTTAACATTTAGTGCTTTATCAACAATACCAGAGTTTGCTGGACCTATGGTACAAAGAGGAGATTTAGAAGGAGTAGCCATGACTTTTAGAGCTACTATGAAAAATTTTAAAAACACAGAAGAAGCTAACAACATGTTAAGAGCGGTCGGCTTGATGGGTATTTCGCAATCTGTAGAGGCGAGCATATATGCTGGTGACTTAGGTTGGGCTACAAATACTACACAGAACTTATCTAAATTTTTCTTTAAGAGTATTTTTATAACAAAGATGATGAACTTCTTAAGTAGAAACTCTGGAATCGTAGCGTATATGGCTATAGAAAGTGATGCTAAACGTGGTTTACAAGGTGACGCACAAGCCATAGAAAGGTTGGCTTTGTTAAATTTAACACCTGAAGAAGCTACCTATGCTTTAAACAAAGTTAATTTCTTAGATGAAAGTAACCCTAAGACTATGTCAGAGTATAGTAAATTATTTAGGACTGACAATAGGACTGTTAAACTAAGGCAAGGTATTAGTATTCTTTCAAAAGAAATGATGTTAAAACCTAATTCTGCGCAACGAACTATTTGGATGAATAACCCATTCTTTGCGTTGTTATCACAGTTAAAACCTTTCTACTATTCTTACGGAAAAGTGTTTATATCTAATGTTATAAATAATGTTAGGCGCCAATACAAATACAATGGCCCGATTGCTTCTATAATTCCTCTTATCATATTAATTGGTATGATGTTACCACTAGCAGCGTTAGGGCTTGAGTTAAGAGAATTAGTAAAATATGTCCTTAAAGGAGGGGATCCCGAAGTGTTCCGTTCTGATGATATGACTATGCCTTCTTATTTGGTAGAACTAATTGATAGGTCAGGTATAACAGGTCAAGCGGGTTTATTAATACCAACTTTTGAAGCAGAACTATATGGGGATGCTTTCTTTACTCCTCTGTTAGGTCCTACAGCTGAAAGAGGGTTTGACATAATCGAAGGAGAAGGAAACGTTTGGGATTACGTACCATGGTTAGGGGCAGTTGGGTACGATAATTAAATACTATATAATGAGGTAAATTATGGCTTATTCATCAACAATTAAATTAGTAGTAGGTGATACTCTACCTGAGTTGAACTTTACTTTAAAAGACAGTAATACCGCAGCTGCCGGTAAAACGCTGGACGCCGATGATAGTACAACATGGGCAGCAGTAAACTTAACTGGTAGCACTGTGCGTTTTAGAATACGTGAAGTAGGATCTACTACTGTGTTAAGTACAATTACCGCTACGGTTACAGGTGCATCAACCGGACAGGTTGCTGTGGCTTTTCCAAGTGGTACTTGGACAACTTCAGGCACATTTGAAGGTGAAATAGAACACACTACAAGCGGTGGGGGGATCCAAACTGTACAAGATTTAATTAAGTTCCAAGTGCGAGATGATTTTGATTAATGGCACTTCGAGCAATATTATCCAATTCTAAGCTACACGCTATTGTAGATACTGACTCATTAGAGCCAGTTACCGTATTTGCAGATATACAGTCTTTAGTACATTTTCGTAAATTAAATTATGATTTAGATTTTACTGCCTTAAATGCAGTAGATATAGTGACAGATGCTGATTCTAAAAACTTGTTCTTTACTCCTTTATACAGAGCAGACAAAGTACAAAATATAACAATTACAGAGTCCTTAGCTAATGCTATTTCTAAAGCTGGGATTGTAGATAGTGTTTCAGTATTTGAAGTACCTGCTTTAAGCACAAGTAGACCCGCTTCAGATACATTATCTATTAGCGAAGTCATAGAAGTATTAAAAGTATTTGAACGTACGTTTTCGGATACAACTAGTGTAGCAGAAAATTACACTCCTAACTTCGGTAAAAATCCGTCAGATTCGCCTAACGTCGCTGATACTGCACCAACATTAGGTACAGGGTTAGCTAAAAGTGACACATCGTCCATTTCTGAAAGTTCTGATGTAGTACCGAATAAAATATTAGGTAGTCCACCAAGTTCGGGTACAACAATAACTTACACAGTGACTGTAGCTGCTGCTACTAGTGGCAGTGGTAACAGGTTCTACATAAATGGTGCTGAAAATCCTACGATAGATTTTGAAGCTGCAACGTTTTTTACAGGGGCAACCTATAGGTTTGATCAATCACATTCGTCTAATACAAACCACCCTTTAAAATTTTCTGAAACTTCAAATGGTACGCACAATAGTGGTAGTGAACACACCGCGGATCCCAATGTAACGTACAACGGTACTCCGGGACAAGCCGGTGCTTACACCGAGATAGAGTTTGCCCCATTTGCAGGAGTTTCAGCTTTACATTATTACTGTGCAAACCACAGCGGTATGGGTAATAAAGTAAACCTTATAGCCCCTATGCGTGTAGAAATGTCTGA